AAACAGGATATTTAAACTATCGGGAACATCAAGTACTAACTTTGCTGTTGTACCTGTTACACGTAACATTGGTTGCGTTAACGGAGATACAATACAAGAATTTGCTGGTGACTTAATTTTCTTAGGTCCAGATGGCTTACGTACTATTGCTGGTACTGCAAGAATTGGTGACGTTGAGCTAGGTACAATTAGTTCTAATGTACAATCTATTTTTAATGATAATCTATCTAGTGCATCAGAGTTTGACTCTACTGTAATACCTGACAAAACACAATATAGAATTTTTTTTACTAAAAGTACTGTAGGTGAAGTTCAATCTAAAGGTGTTATCTGTGTAATGAAAGGACAAAACTTTGAGTTTTCTGAGCTTAGAGGAATACGACCTGCATGTACAGATAGTTTTGTAGATGAAGGAAATGTAATAGTTCTTCACGGAGCATATACATCTGGTTATGTATACAGGCAAGAATCGGGTAATACTTTTGATGGTGAAATTATATTGGGGCGTTATAGAAGTCCTGACTTAACATTTGAAGATCCCGGAATACGAAAACATATGCAGAGGGTTATACTAAACTACAAACCTGAAGCAGCAATAGATGCAGATTTATTATTACGATACGACTACGAAGACCCTGACTCAGCTAGACCTGCAGCATATCCGTTAGACTCATCTGAAGTTGTTGCTATTTACGGTACATCTACATATGGTGTGCCTATCTATGCAGGAGCTTCACAACCTTTAGTTAGACAACCAGTAGAAGGCTCAGGGTTTGCGGTAGCATTAAAAATACAAGATGGTGGGCAGACTGCACCCTATTCACTAAAAGGGTTTCAGCTAGAATATCAATTAGGAGCAAGACGATAAATGGGTGACACATATACAAGACAGTCCACGTATACAGATGGGGATGTCATAACAGCCGCACACACTAATGACGAGTTTAATCAACTACTAGCTGCATTTGCTTCTAGTTCAGGTCACTCACATGATGGCACTGCAGGTGAAGGTGGTATAATAGCTAATCTTCTTAGTAACACTATTACTATTGGTACTGGTGCAGACACAGATATAGCAATTACATTTAATGCTAATACATCAGATGGTGTACTAACGTGGAAAGAAGACGAAGATTACTTTGAGTTCTCTGACGATATACTTATTGCTTCTACTGAAAAGATACAATTCCGTGATACAGCTATTCATATTAGTTCTGGGGCAGACGGACATCTTGACCTTGTAGCTGATACAGAAATACATATTGCTGCTACTACTATTAACATGGACGGTGTTGCTGACATCTCAAGTAACTTAGCTGTAGGTGGTAATCTTACAGTTGCAGGTAACGCTACAGTTTCAGGTACAACAACCTTTAACGGTGGCACACTTACACTAGGCGACAGTGCATCTGACAATGTAGTCTTTGGTGCTGACGTTGACTCAAACATTATACCTGACGATGATGACACATACGACTTAGGTAGTGCAAGTCAACAGTGGCGTAACATATTTATAGATGGTACAGCTAACATAGACGCTCTTGTAGCTGACACTGCAGACATAAACGGTGGTACAGTTGACGGTGCAACGATTGGTGCATCTAGTGCAACTACAGTTAAAGGTACAACAGTAACTGCTACTACAGCATTTGTACCCGGCACATCAGACGGTGCTACATTAGGTACAACTTCTTTAGAGTTTGGTGATCTATTCTTAGCTGATTCTAGTGTAATTTATTTAGGTGCAGACCAAGATGTCACCTTGACACACGTACATAATGATGGCATACTGTTAAATGGCAGTAAGCAGTTACAGTTTGGTGATAACGGTACATTCATACATCAATCAGCAGACGGTGTACTTGACTTAGTATCTGACACAGAGATTGAGATAAATGCTACATCAATAGATATAAACGGTGCAGTAGATATGTCTTCTACACTTGCAGTTGCAGGTGTCTTAACAGGAGCATCACTAGACATTAGTGGTAACGTAGATGTAGACGGCACTACAAACTTAGACATAGTTGACATTGATGGCGCAGTTAATATTGCTGCTGATACAACTATTGCCTCTACAAACAAAATAATCTTTAACGATGCTAGTCAGTTTATTCACGCACCTAGTGCAACTGTTTTAGATTTAGCTGCAACAGATGAGATTGAGCTTACCGCTACGTTAGTTGATGTTGTAGGTAACTTTACCAACTCAGGTACAATTGTATCTACAGGTAAAATTACAGCAGATGCTGGCATAGACATTGATAACTTTAATATTGATGGTACTACAATTGCTTTAAGCTCTGGCAGTATGACGATAGATGCTGCAAGTAATATTACTCTTGACGCAGATGGTGGTACAATTACATTTGCTGATGATGGTGCATCACTAGGAACTATTACATCTAGTGGTTACTCAGGTACAGCAGCAGTTGCTACAACAGCCGTTGTTACTGATAGCACAGCTAACACAAGTTTCCCTGTAGTCTTTAACAATGAATCAAACGGACTGTTAGATGATACATCAGCATTTGTGTACAATCCTAGTTCAGGAACACTGTCTGTAGCTAATCTAGTTATAAGTGGAGACACAACAACTAACTCTAGTACTAATCTTACAATTGCTGATCCTCTAGTTAAGTATGGGCAGGGTAGTACAGGTACTTCAGTTGACCAAGGATTTATTGTTACTCGTGGAGATGGTTCAAGTAGTAACACTGCAAACAGAGGTTTTATCTGGGATGAGTCTGCAGATGAGTTCGCAACAATTGCAGCTAACACAGAAGCAGGAACTACTGCAGGTAACGTAACTATAAATGACTACGCACCTTTACACGTAGGAGCAATAACAGCAGATGATGCGTCTACGTTCTCAGGTGAAATTGCTGCTGCATCTCTTGACATCTCAGGCAATATAGATGTAGATGGTACAAGTAATCTTGACATTGTAGACATTGACGGTGCTGTTGATATGGCAACTACACTTTCAGTTACAGGTAACGTAACGCTAGGCGCACAACTTATTATGCCTGATGTTACATCTACTAAGATACTAGTAGCTGATGGCACTAGTTATCAAGAAGTAGCTGTAAGTGGTGACGTTACAATAGCTAACACAGGGGCTGTAACTATAGCTGCAAATGCAGTAGAAGGCTCTATGTTAAATAATAATACAATCTCAGGACAGACTGCATTAACTTCTGGTCTTGCTACGGATGATGAACTACTAGTAAGTGATGGTGGCACACTTAAACGCATGGATATAAGTGTGTTAACAACATTAACAGATGATAATGCTACAGCATTAGCAATTGCATTAGGATAATAGAGGAAAAATAATATGGCGAATACGTTTAAGGTTATAAATTTTGCAGCAGAGCCAGCAAGTAGTGGAACTCCTTATGTAGTTTATACTGCAGCTAGTGGTACGACTACGGTTGTTCTGGGTTTAATTTTAGCTAACATACATACGACAGAAGTTACATCAACTGTAAGACTTGTAAGTGATACAGCAAACAGAGCAGTAGCTAACAATGCTGCAAATGGTACAAGTATTATTGTAAAAGATGCACCGTTGCCTGTTGGGTCATCACTAGAATTGATGGCAGGTAACAAGGTTGTACTAGAAACAACAGATGAAATTACCATAGATTGTAGTGTAGCTGATAAAATATCTGGTACATTGAGTATAATGGAGATCACATAACATGCCTTATATTGGTCAGGGAGCATCCTCAAGATACGTTACACGGAATGCAGTACAGCAGTTTAATGGTGATGGCAGCACAACAGCCTTTACACTAAACCAAACTGTAACCGCTGACCAAGATATACTTGTATCTGTAGACGGTGTTATACAAGATAACTCAGCATATACAGTTTCAAACGGCACAACAATGACGTTCAGTCCTGCACCCTCAAGTGGTACAGCTAACATCTTTGTAAACTTTATGGGTCTAAGTACAGCTACAGTGACACCACCTGCAGCTAACAAAGGTACGTTTAGTGGTGGCAGTATATTTAGAACTAACGTGCAGTCTCTTACGACTAGTGTTAGTATATCAGCTACAGAGAACGCCAACTGCACAGGGCCACTTGAAGTTGCATCAGGTGTAACTCTAACAGTCGCATCAGGCGGCAGATTGACGGTGTTATAAAATGAGTACAATTAAAGTAGACACACTACAAACTAGATCAGGTAACACAGCAGCAGTTACAGGATCAGGCTTTGTAGCAACAGATCAGATAAGAGGTAACACAGCAGCTAACTCTGTAACTGTAGTAGCTGAAGGTGGTTCAACAACAACTAACTTACAGCAAGGGTTAGCGAAGGCTTGGCTTAGTATGAATGGAACAGGAACAATAGCTGTTCGTGATAGCTTCAACATGACAGGTATTACTGATCAAGGTGTAGGTCTTACAACTGTTACAATAGCTAATAATATGGGTAGTGCTGAATATTCAGTAGGTGGTGCATCTGGTACTTTTATTGATAATAGTGATAATGTTAGATTCGGTTTATCAACTGCCGCTGAAGCACCTACATCAACTTTGTTTAGAACTATTACTAGAGAAGCAAATGATGATACCAATCGAGATGTAACTTACTCATTTGCACAAGTACACGGAGATTTAGCATGAGCGTACTAGAACTAAACGGCAGAGTATTTGACGCAAGTACAACAGGTACGCTGACACTTACAAGTGAAGGCGGTGCAGCTACTACAGATGTTACTCAGGGGTTAGTTAAATGTTGGGGACATTTTGAGGGCAGTGATGCAACTCTGGATGACAGTTTTAACACATCAAGTCTGGGTGATAGTGGAACTGGTAATTTTTTAGTTCATTTTTCAAACAATATGGGAAATGTAAACTACCATGCTGATGCTAATGGAAATATTAGTTTAGCAGATGCCGCAAATGGGTTGGCTGCTGTTTTAAATTTTGCTACTGCAAATATGGGATTATTTACTGCAAGTTCAGGTGCTTTAGCAGATTCAAATGACACTTCATATTCAAATTGTGGAGACTTAGCATAATGATACAAACACCTGAGTTTCAAGGCACACACTTATGGAACAGATTAAGCTGGGCTAAAGAAAACCTAGAGATGTATAGATCAGAGTACTGTGTAGTCTACGAAGACAGCATGGATGAGTGCGCTAAAGTACTACACCCTGACCCTAACTGGATGGCATGTGCATTACAAGGTGGGATACTACCACCTGTATCATCATACTGGGAACTCAAGAAAGACGAAGCAAAGCCTGACTTTGTGCGGCACACTAGAGGACCAGAGTTATTGCACAACATGAAACCTATTGGTCCTATGACTGAAGAAGAAGCAATAGAGTATCTCATAAAGAAAGACGTACCTGAAAGTGTATGGCGTGAGTGGGATACAGGCAATCAACCTAAGATGGTAATATGTAAAAAGGATCAACTTCCTCCTACACGGGAATGGCGTAACGCTTGGAAGATAAACCCTGAATTAAAAATAGCAGCATAAAGGAAAAGTATTATGGCTAAACCAGCAACAAAAACAATGATCTCAGATAAAGACGGCAACTCTGCTGATGTATCAAAACTAACAATGCCAAAGAATAGAGACTTCAGAGGTGCGTGGACACTTGAAGGTGACGTAATGAAAGAAGATCTTTCTGCCGCCAAAGAGTTATTTAAAAGCAAAATCAAAGAAGCTCGTAACCCTCTACTAGCATCAGAAGATGTAGCGTTTATGATGGCACTAGAGAACGATGACGCATCAGCTAGAGCAGCTAGTGTAGCTAAAAAGAAAGCAC